TAGCTGGGACTGTAACTGTAACAGGTAATTTAGTGGTAACAGGTTCACTCACTTATGGTGCAACTGCTGTTCCTGTGGCAACTGGATATATGGGCACTGTAACAGTAGGTATAGATGGTACTGGTTATGATGTAAAGTTCTATAGTGCAACTTCTGGAAGTTATTTCTTATGGGATGAAAGTGCTGATGGTGTCGTTCTTGTAGGAACATTTACCGAAACAGGTAATATGGCAGTTACTGGAACATTCACTTTAACAGGCGCTCCCACAATTACAGGAAATACTGCAATTACTGGAACTTTTGGAGTAACAGGAGTTTCCACCTTTACAGGTGCTGTTAATTTTGGAGTTGACGGAACTGGACATGATGTAACCTTCTTTGGTGCTACTTCTACCTATCAATTCTTATGGGATGAAAACCAAGATACTAATGGTGGAGTAACCTTAAAGGGAACTTTCGCCCAAACTGGTAATATGACTATTACTGGTGTTTTAACAGTTACAGGTAACCCTGCTATTACTGGAGATATTACATTAGTTGGTGCAATAGCACAGACTGGTAATACTGCAATAGTAGGAACTCTTACCGTAGGCGTTGACGCAACTGGACACGATGTCAAGTTCTATGGTGAAACAACTGGAGCTTCCTTCTTATGGGATGAGTCAGATGATAGGGTAATATTAACCAAAGCAGGAATTGATATTGGTGTTTCCGATGTAAGTGTTGATTTTATCGGAACTCCTACTGGTGCATTTTTCAGGGTAATTGATGACGGAACAATTGCTTCTGTAACTAACGGAGCTGTTTTAGCTGATATTTCTGCTACGGCTAATGCTGGATTTATCAAGGTGCTTGTTGGTGCTACCGTAAGATACTTGGCTCTATATGCAGCAAAATCTGAATAAATAAAATAAAGGTTTTCTATAGGGGTTTTCCTTCAAAAAGCCCCTTAATATATTAAAAGGGGAAAAAGAATATGAAAATTAAGTTAGATATAATGGAAAGAGTTGTTTTGTTTAATTTATTACCAAAAGAAGGAAATTTTATGACTTTAAAAGTCCTTCGTCAAGCTAAAGAAAAGATTGGATTAGACCCAAAAGAATTGAAGGATTGTAAAGTAAAACAAGACCCTGAAAAAGGAACATTAACTTGGGATGCTGATAAAGACCCACATAAAGAGATTGAGTTTAATAGAGAAGTTAAAAAGATAATTGTAGATACTTTAGAGAAGATGGACAAAGATGGAAAATTAAGCGACCAACACATTTCATTATACGAAAAATTTGTAGAAGAGAAAATTGATAAAGACGAGAAAATAATAGAAATAGATAAGTAAGGAGACAAAATGGATTATATAAGAATTGCAGCGGACACACAGATAAGTACTGTAGCTTGTTTTATAAAGTCTATCATATTAGACCACTCAAGTGCTACTTCGTTGATATTGTACAATGAAGCAACAAGTGCTAAAACAGCAAGTGCAGACTTATTGACTGTTCATAATTCAACCTCTGAATTAACTAAAGTAATCACCTTCCCTGGAAGAGGATTAAGGTTTAACACAGGTTGTTATTGTGATTGGAACGCAGGAACTATATACTACGCTTTAGGGTAAGGGGGTTATTAAAATTCCAAGGTATGATTTTAAGTGCCAAATATGTGGCACAATAGAAGAAAAGAATGTTCCATTTGAAAGAAGATTTGGAATATGTAAATGTGGTGGTATGCAAGATAGGTTATTTCCTATTGTTAAAACACTTGTTTGTGCATGGAACCCACCTTATAAACCTGGATTAGATGCTAATAGAGATAGATTTGAAGCATTTAAAAGTTTAGAAGAAAGACATAAATTATGGAAAGGAGTTACTCCAAAATCTATTGGATTAACAAGAAATGGGGGTGTTTTAAGGTGAACTATGATAGAGTTTTTAATGAGATGCAAGAACAATACAAGATGATAGCAAACACTATTGAAGTGATGGGATTGCAAAGTTCTGCATCCTATAATAATAATATTGAGATACTTCAAATTATAAAGAAAATTCTAAAGAGAATGGCAAGGATAGAAGATAAACTAAAAATAGTTAACATTGACGAAGAGACTAAAGAAGGTGAATAAATGCTTGATAATATAGACGAAATCGTTACAGATTGTCGTTCATTATTAGATGAACCTTCTACTAACGAAAATAAATTTTATAGTGATACGGAAATTATAAGATGGGCTAATGAGGGGTCTGATGTCTTTACAAGTCTTACCAGAGTATTATGTCATTACTATGCTTTTACAATAACAGAAGTTAGTATTCACGATAGCAGAGAAATACGTGTTGGTAGCGACTTTATTAACTTTGATGAAGGTGGAATTCTTTATAATGATAAACCATTAAGAGAAGTATCTTTAATGGAATTAGATGAATGGTATGGAAAATCTTGGAGAGACCACACAGGTAATGCTGCATTATTTTATAGAAGAGGGGAATATATCGGCATTTATCCAAAACCTGTTGCAGGAGATACTCTCAAGTATTATGGTATTTCCAGAACTCCTACTATGGTGGCAAGTGATGGAGTTGCTCCTTTATCAGATGATTATAGGTTAGTTGCCTTTAGGCGTTTTATCAGAGATTATGCTATGGCTTTGTGTTATTGGAAAAAAGGGGATAGGAATGGGTATAGAGAGAAAATGAATGACTTTGAGAAAGGAATAGCATTGGTAAATTCTGTGGTACATGGTGAACGAAACCAACCTAAACGTATGATACCTTCAAGACGTTATGGTTCTGCTCACACAATTAATGCTTTGGACTTATAAATGGCAAATAGACAAATCATAAGGTTTTTAGATAATCTTTCTCCCTCTGAATTCAAAATAAAAGACCTTCCACGTAAAGCACAAGCTCTGTGTAATTATACTTTCAATGAATATGGACAGCTGGAAAAAAGGAATGGGTATGTTACGCACAACGTAACCTCTTTAGGTACAGGACACAAGATAACAGGACTGCACATGAGATATGCCCAAGATACTACCACTAAAGAACTATTAGCTGCTTGGAATACAAAGATATACAAATTTAGTGCAACTACTCCATTTGCTGGAACTGCCCTTTATTCGACAGGAACAACCGACAGAACTTTTACAGCTGATAAAGATACATATTTTGAAGATTTTAAAAATCGCACTTATATTGTCAATGGTGCTGATGGATTGTTTAAATATGGTGGAAGTTTCGTTAGAACAGTAGGAATTACTGCTCCTGGAGCTCCCACCTTTAATGCTAATGCTAATGGTTCATTAACTGCAGGGAACTACTACTTTAAATATACCTTTGTAGATGAAGATGGATTTGAAAGTAATGGTGGAACAATATCAGCTGTTATGACAGCAGGAGCTAATCCTAATGATGGAATAACTATAAATATAGCTGCAAGTGCTGACCCAAAAGTCAATAGACGAAGAATATATCGTACAACCGTTGGTGGAACTGTATTTTACTATGATGGTGAAGTTGCAAATAATGCCGACTTAACTTATACTTCTACAATTTCAGATGCCTTGTTAATGGTAAAATCTAAATTAGCTACTGAACATGATGCACCTGTGTCTACTCCTCATTTAATAACAAAACGTAGGTCAAGAATTGTTTTAGCTGATGCAGAAAATACCATCCCAAGTGTCATCACAGACGAGTACTTCCCAAGTGCTTTGACTTTCCCTTCTGGTAATAAACAGAAGGTAACAGGATTAAAAGAACAACTAACCACTCTTCCTGTATTTACGGAGAACTCACTTGAACGTTTAACAGGATTTGACGAGGATAACTTTGAATTTAAAAATGCCTATTCAAATGAAGGATGCACAGCTCCACGTTCACTTGTGAATTGTAAAAACTTACTCGTTTACTTGGCATTTGATGGCATTTATTATTTTGATGGAACTGTAGGAAAACATTTAAGTAAACAATTATCAGAGTATGTTATAGATAACCTTAATTTTACTTATCGTAGTTTATCTGTTGGATTCTTTTGGAAAGATAGATACTATTTATCATATCCTAAAGGTTCAAGTACAGTACCAAATGAAACAGTATTTTTTGATTTTGATAATCATACAACAGGTATTGATAACTATGGATTTAGTTGTTATGCTATCGCTGATAAGGGTGGAGATACTCCAACCTTATACGCAGGGTCTAATACAGAAGGACAGGTTTACAAACTATTTAATGGACTTTCAGATAATGGAAGTGCTATTACCTGTTATGATGATATAGATTTTCTTGATTTAGGAATGCCAGACGTTTACAAAAAGTGGTATTATGTTTACATAAAGGTTAAATCCACTACTGCAACGACTTTGACACTATACTATACTTTAGATGATGGAACAGAAACATCTGTAACACGTACTATAGAAGCCAATAAAACTAAATGGTATTTAATAGGTTTTGGCACAAGTGGATTAAGAGGAAGAGCTTTAAAACCTAAGTTCTCATTTAGTGATGCTTATGCAAATACAATTATGGGATATATGTTTTGCTATGATATTAGCACAGAACCCCCAGAATGGAATAAGTAATGGAAATAAACAAAGAAGAATTAGACGGTTTAAAAACAGATATACAGATAGCTAAGATACAGGCATTAGATATAGATGATGCTTTAGATGGTAATCTAACTAATCGCAATATGGCTTCCTTTCGTAATACCTACACAATTTGTGCTCAAGACTCCCTGGATGCAACTTATCCAATGTATGTTCATTTTAATGTAATTGATGAAACTATAAAGATTGTATCAGTTAAGGTATCGTTTTGGATAGACCAATTTAGAGCTTATGCTCAAGCTGCAACAGAAGCAGCAGCTGCTACAAGTGGTGCAAGTACTGCAAGTTCAAGTGGTGCAAGTACTGCTTCTACTACAGAAGGTGGTGGAGTTGTATCAAGTACTAATGAAAGTAGAGACCATGTACATACTATAAGATGTTATGATTCAACTGAAACTACTTATCCTGTTTATATTCATTACGGAGAACCTTCTTATCTATTAGCAAATATTGCAGATGATGCCTATATGATTGGAGTATCAAATGCAAGTCAAACACATACTCATACAGGTGGCTCACATACCCATGGAATGGCACATACTCATAACATAGCTCATACTCATCAAATTCCTGCACATGACCACGATATTACTTATGGGATTTATGAAGATAATACAAAACCTACCATCTCATTCTCAATTAGTGAAGATGGTGGTATAGCATATTCAGACCCTTATAGCGGATTTGTAGTTGACCAATTAGCATTTGATATTACATCTAACATAACAGATATAGGACATAAGATATTAAAGTTCACAACAGACCTCAGAACACGTTTAAGTGTTCAAATTGAAATAAAGGTTGACATTAAAACAAGATAGTGGTATAATAAATAGGGGTGAAAA